TGTGAGCGCTATACTTGGGTTTGGTAATGCTGAAGTGTTTCCTAAACAGATTGAATTAAAATCGCAAGATGATACAGGAAATTTTTTAAACTTACCATACTTTAATTGTAAAAATACAACAAGATATGCCTATGACACTTTAGGCAAAGCTGTTACAATTTCAGATTTTTTACAAAACATAATAAAGATATCTCCAAAAGAATTACAAGATTTAAAAATACAAAGACCACCATCAGAGTTTGATGATGGACCACCTTGTTTAGAATCTTTGACAAGAGAAAAATTAGAAGATGGTAGAGATAGAGTTTTGTTTCAATACATGGTGTATGCTAAGAAGAAATGGCCGGAAGAATGGCGTAATAAACTGAGCACGTTTAATCATAAATATTTTTCAACACCCCTTACCGATGACATTATAGAAAGAAAAAAGAAAGATAACAAAGACTATGGTTTTAAATGTACGGAAGAACCTATGTGTAATCATTGTGATAAACAATTATGTAAAACAAGAAAGTTTGGTATTGGAACACAACTGTTGTTTCCACAATTAAGTGATCTACAGATTGTAAAATTAGATCCACCAATTTACAGATTAAACGTAGATGGAGAAAGAGTAGAACTAAAATCAGAGCAACTACAAGAACAGAGGTTGTTTGTCAGAGCATGTATGGATCAAATACATAAGTATCCACCAAAATTAAAACCAAAAGATTATGATATTATGGTGACTGCTTTAATGGCTAACCCAGAGCTGGTAGAAGCTCCAGCAGGTGCATCAAAACTAGAGCAGCTATCTCAACATCTAGAAAACTATTGTACAAGTAGAACTGCAGAAGGTGCAACTAAAGAAGATATGGAGTCAGGTAACGTATGGAATAAAGGTGGTTATCATCATTTTATATTTGGTGAGTTCTTTCATAAATTTTTACACAGACACAAGTGGACAGAGAAGTATGATGTTACAAATTTTTTACTTACAGAACATTGTAATTGTGAAGTTTCAAGGATGACAGTGGGTAAAAAGAAAATATCTATCATAAAGTTAAAAGAATTTGAGAGAGAAGACATGAAGATAAAAGAGAGAGTATTTAAAAAGGAGGACGCATTTTGAGGAGGAGACCATCATTCAAAAGTGATATTTCAATCATCACTGTGATTTGTATTGCTACTATCTTGATGACACATTTATTATGAAAACAATAGTGTTAGGACCACCTGGTACAGGTAAAACAACTACGTTACTTAATGAAGTAGACAAATATTTAAAACAAACTGATCCTGATAAGATTGGTTACTTCTCTTTTACACAAAAGGCTGCGTACGAAGCAAGAGACCGAGCTATGTCTAAGTTTAATTTTAGTGAGGATGATCTACCATACTTTAGAACTCTACACTCATTAGCATTTAGAAGACTTGGTATAAAGAAAGATGATGTAATGCAGAAGAGACACTACGAAGATTTGGGTCGAAAGATGCATTTAATATTAGACTACCATGAATATGATAACGAACACTCTGGTTTGTTTACAACTAAAAGTGATTTGTTACGTATAGTGCAGATAGCAAGACTAAGAGGTATTACACCAGAGCAGCAGTATAATTTAAAAGAACATACACAAGATATAAAAGTAAAAGATTTAAAACAATTTGTATCTGATTTAGCACAATACAAAAAAGATTATAGTCTAATAGATTTTACTGACATGATTACAGAGTTTGTAAAGATGGATAGGTCACCAACATTTGATGTTGTATTTATTGACGAAGCACAGGATCTGTCTCAAACACAATGGGGCATGGCAAAATCTATCTGGGATAAAACACAAGATACATTTATTGCAGGCGATGATGATCAAGCTATTTTTAGATGGGCTGGTGCAGATGTAGATAGTTTTATAGCACAGACGGGAAAGGTGATGCAGCTGACACAGTCATACCGAATACCGCAGGTAGTTCATGATGTGGCATCGCGTATAGTAAATAAGATACAGCACAGACTACCAAAAGAGTGGAGACCAAAAACGCAAAGAGGATTACTTTCATATTATGATGACTTTGAACAAGTTAACATGAAACAAGGTAATTGGCTAGTATTAGCTAGAACTAGATTTATGTTAAATGACATTGAAGATAAGCTGTACTCACAAGGATTGTATTACGAGAACAAATTTAAAACAAACAAAGAACATGACTTGTACAAAGCTATAAACGATTGGGAAAATGTGCGTAAAGGTGTGAGTATAAATTATGATCAACTTGTCAGGATCGCTGCTTACATGTCAGAAAATCATTTTCAAAAACAATCTTTAAAATATATGGACAAAGATGGTCAATACGAAATGTCTGGACTAAAAGAACGAGTGTGGTTGAAGACAGATAAAGTTTGGTATGAAGCTTTTGATAGTGCACCACAAAAAAAAATAAGATATATAAGAAGGATGAGGGAGAATGGAGAAAAATTAAATTCTACTCCACGTATTATTTTATCAACAATACACGGAGTAAAAGGTGGTGAGCAGGATAACGTAGTTCTCCTGACAGATCTATCAAGAAACACAATGAGAAACTACGAACTCAATCCTGATGATGAAAATAGATTGTTCTATGTTGGTGCAACTAGAACTAAAACTCATTTACATATCATCAGACCAAAAGATAATTATAAAGGATACAAAATATGAAAACAGAACAAGCGTTACAACTAGCAAAAGAATTAATTGCTGGACCTAGAGCAAAAACATACGGTGATAAAATACAAAATCATGCAAACATAGCAAAACTATGGACAGCATATTTAGATAAAGAAATAACAGCACATGATGCTGCTGTGATGATGGCTTTGTTAAAAGTTGCTAGAACAAAATTTGGTGCGCCAACTGAAGATACTTATGTTGATGCTGCTGCATACATGGCAATAGCCGGTGAATGTAAACATGAGGGTGATGATGCAGATACCGATATTTAAACCTCAAACAGAGTGGATACCACCAACAGACTTTCCTGATCTAGGTAAGTATGATGAGATTGCTATCGACTTAGAAACCAAAGACCCAAACTTAAATAAAAGAATGGGATCTGGTTCTGTTGTAGGTGAAGGAGACGTTGTAGGTATATCATTAGCAACACACGATTGGTGTGCATACTATCCTATTGCGCACGAAGGTGGTGGTAACATGGATCGTAAGATGGTCCTAAAATGGTTGCAGGATCAACTTAATACACCAGCTACAAAAATATTTCACAATGCAATGTATGACGTATGTTGGTTAAGAGCATTGGGTTTAAAAATAAACGGAACGATTGTGGATACAATGATAGCCGCGTCGTTGATAGATGAGAATAGATTTAGATATGATTTAAATGGTTGTGGTAGAGATTATCTTGGTAAAGGTAAAGATGAAACACAACTATACGAGGCTGCAAAGTCCTGGGGTGTAGATGCTAAAGCAGAGATGTATAAGCTACCAGCTATGTACGTTGGAGCTTACGCGGAGCGTGACGCCCAACTAACATTGGAGCTATGGCAGGAGTTTAAAAAAGAAATAATGCATCAAGATATTGGAAACATTTTTGAAATGGAAACTAAGCTGTTTCCTGTTCTTGTTGATATGAGATTTTTAGGAGTTCGTGTGGATGTGGATAGAGCTGCTAAAGAAAAAACAAATATGGTTGAAGAAGAAAAAAGATTATTAGGTGGTGTGTATTCTGAGACAGGACAAGAAGTACAGATATGGGCTGCAAGATCTATTGCTAAAGTGTTTGAGAAGTTAGGTCTACCTTACGATAGAACAGAAAAGACAGGTGCACCAAGCTTTACAAAAAACTTTTTGGCTAATCACCCACATAAAATTGTACAAGCTATTGCTAAAGCAAGAGAGATTAACAAAGCACACACTACGTTCTTAGATACGATATTAAAATACTCTGGTAAAGGTAGAATACATGCAGAGATAAACCAGTTACGTGGTGATAGTGGCGGGACTGTTACAGGAAGATTCAGTATGAATAATCCAAACCTACAGCAGATTCCTGCAAGGAACAAAGACCTTGGACCACGGATCAGATCATTATTTTTACCTGAAGAAGGGTGTAAGTGGGGTTGCTTTGACTATTCACAGCAAGAGCCAAGACTTGTAGTACACTACGCAGCACTACAGGGGTTTTATTCTGTAGAAGATGTTGTCGATGCATACAAAGATGGTGATGCAGACTTTCATAAGATTGTTGCTGACATGGCCAACATACCTAGAACACAAGCTAAAACAATTAATCTTGGTTTGTTTTATGGTATGGGTAAGAATAAATTACAAGCAGAGCTGGGTGTAAACAAGTTACAAGCTGAAGAGTTGTTTAAACAATATCATAGTAAAGTGCCTTTTGTTAAACAGCTTATGGATGCTGTGATGAGTAGAGCACAGCGTAAAGGTAAAGTAAGAACTCTTCTTGGTAGACTATGTAGATTTCACTTATGGGAACCAAACCAGTTTGGTATTCACAAGCCATTGCCTCACGATGATGCGCTCGCGGAACACGGACCAGGGATAAAAAGAGCATACACATACAAAGCTTTGAATAGATTGATACAAGGATCTGCAGCTGACATGACAAAGAAAGCTATGATAGATCTACATGCTGAAGGCATACTGCCTCATCTGCAAGTTCACGATGAGTTAGATATATCTATACAAAATAAAAAAGAAGCTGAGAAGGTCAAAGAAATAATGGAGTCAACAGTATCACTTGAAGTTCCAAACAAAGTAGATTATGAAGAAGGTGATAACTGGGGTAGTATCAAATGAGGATTTTATATGGCATATTTAAACGCAAACATTCCTGTAGAGTACGCTCAAATAAAGAG